CATCCTGTAAAAGGTGATATTTGCAGAAGCGTCATAAGAAAGCGCAACCAAATCAAATATGCCAGCCGCATTAAGAAACCCAGAAACATCAAAAATTGTTCCATCGTCAGTAAATCCGGCTGTATTCAGTGCAGTCCTTATTTGTGCACCAGATATGTTTGAATCATTTATAAGGTATCCATTTTTGTTAAACTTATGTAAAACATCAATACCCTGTCCGCTATTTTTTTCTTGTAATTTGTCAGCACTTACAGACTCATCTTTAAGAAGAACCCCATCAATAAGCACTCCATTAGTCGGAGTTTTTTCCTTTATTTCGTCGACCTCTACAGCATTATCTTTAAGAAGAACACCCTCTATTGTAACACCTGAACCTGATGTAGCTTCTGTAATCGTATCTGCCAGTAAGTAAGAATCATTTAATCTTGTAAATGACGAACCAGAAGATACATACTGCTTAGTTGTTCCTTTTGCTATTGCACCGGTAGCACCTCCAATAGTCCCTGCAAGCGTCAAAGTAAATGCCGATGTGTTTAATATAGTTAGCTTTTTGCCGACATTAAGATAATTACTAAAAGTAATCGCATACCCTGCTCCGGATGCTGTACAAATAAGCACAAGGTCTCCACCGTATGTGCTTAAATCAATACTTACAACTCCGGTAACAGATAACACAGTTCTATTCAGATTCTGTATTTTTATCTTTTTATCTCTGTCTGCACCTACACCACGGACTACATACAATAAATCATCATCGATAGTCGATGTAATTTCAGTTAAATTTAGTAATACCTTACCTGCCATTGTTAATTCCTTATTTTGTTATACCGCTATTAAATTATCACCGGTATCATCAACTAATTCATTACCCGATTCATCAACTAACAAATAGTCAGCTGCACACGATGCGAGAAGTATATCGCTTCCGTCTTCTGTTTGTAGTGAGCTACCATCTGCCAACAGTAGCGGGCATCCAACAAAAAAAACATTCATGGCTGCCCATGAGTGCATCGGTTTTATTGCTAATACTATATCATAAAACTCTGATAGTCTTGTGGTTGGTATATTTACGTCTTCCAGTGCGGTTACAAATCCGCTACCATCTCTAGTGACATCACCACCAATAAAAAAAACTAATCCCCATTTTTCAGAATCAGACGGCAAAACAAATCTATCATTCAGTGCTATATTTGTTACAATGATATTCCGTTCATCGTCAAGTATTGTAGCTGGATCAACAGCAGGACTATTCCTGTGAACCTGCACATCAAACCCTGCTAGTTGCAGTGCTTTTTCCAAGTCTTCAGCGGTGCCGTTTCTTTTTCTTGTGTATTTTTTTGATGCAACTGTAGCACGCCTATCTGTGTCTGATGTATCAGATGTCGGCACTATACCGAATTCTTTTTCAAGGTCATCAAGTAAAATAGTTTTATATGGATCTCTTATAGATGCCAAACTCTCCAAATACTCACGTATTATTTCACCGTTTGCAGATATTCCATCGAGAAGCTTATCAAAAAACCCAGATATTTTTACAGCCCATATAGGGCCAGAAGGAAGTAGAGCATTAAAAACCTTTCTGATGATATTAGACAAAAGAAACCCCTCCGGATTTTGCAAGCTCACCAGGTATCAAAGTGTATGATGTCAGTGTTCCTGCACCTTTATCAAAGCTGACATCATCAGCAGTACCACCGTATTGAGATACAATATCCTGAACAACTTCCGAAATTGTCACATCAGTTATTTTTTCGTTTTTATCAGATACAAAATCTAATCCCTCAATAAATGGGAAGAGCGACCTGAAGTATGTATCTACTCCAGTAGTAATTGCTGATTGTGCATCAACTACTTTATCAGCAGGAACATCAAGGCCGGTAACGGTAACATTAAATGTACTTCTTGTTATGGCTTCGACAAACAATGTATCGTCATTTATTCCGAGTGGTACATTTTCCTCTCCGGTTGTAGGATCGTTATTTATTGCATCTCTTACATCGTCAAGTATTGCACTTGTCGGAACACCATCAGGATCAATAGTTTCATCTGCCTGCACGTATACTGTTCTTTGCGGTGGGTATGATGTACTTGTTCCTGTTTCTAAGTCTGTAGGATTACCAGCATACGGATATACTCTCTCAACACCTGCGACAGCTTGCCCCCATGTTCTGTAATCGGCAGAATTTCCACCGCCACCGGTAGTACGAATGGCATCTAAAACGCGGATGCGGTAGTCATCGTCTGACTCTTCATCTGTTCCCGTTGTATCAATCGCAGTAACTTCTGCCGATGGATTAGCTCCGGGAATAGGTGTTGTTACTGTAAGTTCATCGCCTACCAATAAGTTACCACCTATTCCTGTATTTTCTGCCGTTACCGTAAGCGATGCAACACCTCCGGCAATGATAGCAGATGCATCAGGGAAATATCTTTCTGCGTTTGCTGTTCCGATAAACTCAGTAGTTGCAGGAATAGTGGTTCCGTTTGTTCCACCTATTTCAATATCAAGTACAGCAGCTGTAGCGGGCTTTCTTATTACTTCATATTCAGCACCAAATAAATCAAGGCCTGATCCGGTTGCTGTAATAGCTAAATTCTGTATAGATCTTTCAGCACCATACTTGTATAGCTCAGTATGACTGATTGCTTCCATTGCAGAAAGAACACGTAAAAACGCTTTTTCATTAAGTGGCGATGTCTGACTAAGTGCCGTTTCGAGATTAGATAAGTTTCTATCTTTTATTTGCTGAGTAGTTGGTATACTTAATGGCATTTTTAAACCTTTTTGTAAGCTGGATTATTTTTTTGACTAATCCAATTAACACCGTTTTTTTCTATAATTATTTGGTTTATATCCCTTCCATGAGGTTCAATTAAATTAGTTACTGATAATCGAGAACCGGATACATTCTCTACAGTAGTAGTCACCCTTCCAAAAGAATCAGATGCAAGTGATTTTTCTGCAGACTGTCTAATATCATTTAACTTTGACAGCGTTATACTTCCCTTAGACAAAGAAACAAAATCACTTCCTATTTTTTCAGCAGGATCAGAAAAAAGAATGTTACCAAACCACTCACCATCTGTAAATAGTGATATGTTTGCCTGGTTTTCGAAACCCTGATCCATTACAGGCTGACCGCCAACGAATGGAATATCAGCACCGTTTTCATCCATGATTAAATATGGATCACCATCAAAACGGCTCATGATGGCACCTCGATAGTTTCAATTTTTGCTGATGATGCATTTATGGATATTGGTGAAACTGTATACGAACCGCCAAGACCAGTAATTGCAGTTGCTATTTTACCAAGCTCTGTATTTATGTCTGTTGCAAGAGTATCTAATATAGTAGACAGTGCATCATACCGAACAGCAAAGTCCCCGCTTCCATTTATCTGTACATTTCCATTAACAAGCCAGTTTATAAATGACTTAATATCAGTACCATCACTGGCATATATTTTCCGCTCACCTTTATTCAGTGTTTCATCCGGTGCAATACCATCATCAGATGCAATAGCAATTTTCCAGGCAGAGCCGATTTTTATAATGGTTACTCTGCTATTATCTGGTGGGTTTATATCATCCCCTGCCTGAGTCATTAGCTCAACAGTCTGTATATCATCAGGATCAGTAATTTCTACTTCGAGAAGTAGTTTTTTTCCTGAACCGTCACGATTAACACGGTATGAACTGCCCTTTATTAGTCCTGTCTGCATAGTATATTTTACCCCACACTCCAAGGCGATGCAAGTTTTTTACCTGTATATACTTCAGGTGGAACAAGCGACAAAACAGAAGATATACCTGAAGACTCAAATACATACTCTACTCGGTTAATTAAAAAATCAAATCCATCAGGAATGTCAATAGTTTTTGATTTTACAGTAACAAGTGTATTAGGCTTCCATAGCTCTCCATTTGGAGCGTACCAACCAGATACAGGGAAAGGAATAGTCAATGCATCAGCTAATTGTTTTGATCTTCTCCACTCAGCAGAGTTTTTAATGTTTCCTGCAGTTGTTTCATCTGCTTTAAATGTCAAAAACCGACTACGTGGAACGGAATCATCTTTTGCAACTTGGTTTTTGCTGTCTCCACCAGGAGACTGACCAATTGCACGATATGCATTAAATCTTTTTCTACCATCATAGTTTGCTTTCCACTCTACCGGGAGTGGCTGTGTTTCTTCCAAAACTCCAACAGGCTGAGAAGTTGTATCTGCTTTTAAAAACTGCAAATTTCCTTCAGGAGTAGATGATACCAATAATCCGCGCTGGCTTGCTAATTTATTTAAAAACGTAAAAATAGTATCACCAGGTTCAGCGGTAGCCCTGTCAAACTGACCGCCATCATCTGCATCAAAAACAGCTTTAATTCCGAGAGGTCTAACTACAGATGTTGCTATCTGTTTTAATGTCATATTTGAATATTCATACGGAGGTTTAATTGTGCTGTCAATAGCATCAGCTGTATAAGACCATCCCTCTAAATTTTTAATAAGGCCGGATTCTGTCATCTCTGGTGAAATGCCATATAATAGACCGTTTATCAATAGGTTATTACCTAAAAACAATCTTGCTTGAGCGTATGAGTATGGCAAAAGAAGAGCATCAAGGCTTTTACTATCACCAGGATTCCATGCGATCGTAGCAGACCATCCATCTGCTGCCGTGTCCATAGTTCTGATACATCGACCAGCAACAACCGGAACACGCAACCCACCTAATTTAAGTATAAAATTGTCCGGATCTTCACCGCTAAGTAATGACGTTTCTAACTCTGTTCTGATTGCTTGCAGATCAGGATCAACAGGGATTATTATTATTTCACCTGGAAATATAAGATCAGGATCACCGCTCTTTAATGTTGTTTGATTGGCATCGTAAATTAGTGGCCACTTTGAGCCGATACCATACGCCTGAGCTGCGATGTCTGAAAGAGTATCACCATCGACAATAGTATACTGACTTCCCTGCGTTGGTATCATTTGTATACTACTACTTCTTTTCCGACAGGCATTACAAGTATTTCATCTGCCTTTAATTTGTTAGTTTCTATAAAAAAATCTAAGTTACTATCATTCTCTCCAAGGTTGCCATATTCTTTTACAACAACTTCAAACGGAGTAGTATTTTTTTGTAGCGTTATTTTTTTTTCTACTTTTAAATCGGCTGATGCTTTCAACAGATAAGCAGTAATTAAACCAACTAACCGGGATGCATCACTATAAGACTCAGATAATGAAAAATACTGACCGTCTATAAACTGCCCTTCAAGATTAGTTTGTGAAACATCAAGATTATCTGTGATATCAGAAAACAAATCAGCTACAAGCTCCGCAGCTTCTATGGCCTGAGAACGTGTTTCAAGTTTTCCGGTAATAGAAGATATACCGACAGCCGAAACAACAGCCATGAGGGGAAGTTCTTTTGTTACAGCAACATTGAGACCGACAACACCAGTATCATCATCGGTTATTCCAAATATCTCTTGAGCAAGATCAGAATATGAATTTAGCCTTGATCTAACATTGTTTACAGCCAATGCCGGAGTTTTAACGAGCTCTTTAATTTGCCCGGCCAATGATAGCGGTTTAAAAATTGCAGCAGACAGAGTATCATTGATACCTCTCTGAATCGCATTTACTGTACTATTTACTTCGGCTTGTATTGCAGAGATCGGGCCTAGTACTTTATCAACTGCGTTTTGGACAGTCGTTACAACTTTAT